CCCCAAAATCACCTAATGAAAAACTTTAAATTGTTAAAAGAATACTTTTTCACCCTCTCAAACGTAGGCAAAGCATCGTTAGCTTTAGCTGTAATTGTGGCCCTGTACGTACTTGTAAGCCTAGTATCATGAGTGACTCGACACCAGTAATAGGGATGATCGGCACCGGGCTCTCGTTTACCCTGGGCCAATGGAATGATTTAGTAGGCTTAATAGCGGGTGGCCTGACTTGCGGCTATATGCTGTGGAAACTTTTCAGATTTTATAAAGATGGCAAAAAAACCTAAAAATAAAAAACCGGAAATACCTTGCAAGCAATGCAAGACCCCGAATGACTGCAAGGCCAACAAGCAATGCGCGAAGTTAGCACGGGGCAGGCGGGGTATCTACGGGTACTAATACAACCGCTTTAAGTAGCGGTATAACAATAGTATTTTCAGTGCATGGAAGAACAGACCGGGGCGGTTGATTCCCCCCAGCAAACCGAGTTAAATCTCGCGGATGTGTCAACAGACGACCTTCGTGAGGCAATGATAACGCAAAGTTCCGAATCGCCGGAAGTTACCGAAGCTGTTTCTGAGGAGCAATCCCAGGAGCCGGAAGAAGTAATTGAAAGTGAGGAAGAAACCTACGAGGAAGAGCCGCAAGGCGAAACCGAAGAGGAACGGCTGGCCAAGAGGAGGATTCGTCCCAAAAACGAAATGGACCAACAGGTCATCGATCTTTACAGATCTGATGGGTTTGGGGGTACTTTCGCTGATGCGTCGAGAATCATCTACGGCCAAGAAGCTCAGAATCAACAAGCTCCGCAATACGCCGAGCCGAGGGCACCCGCCCCGGAACAAAGGCAAGACCCTTTAAAAGCGCAAGCGGCAGGACTCCAGCAAGAAATTGCTAGTCTCGAGAAGCAGGTTCACGATGCAGCCGAGGAATTGGATACCACCAAAGCATTGACTCTCCAAAGAGAGATAATGAAAAAGGAAATGGCAATCCAGAGCCTTGTCGACAGAAGAGAACGCGAAAACGAGAGATATCGAGAGTCCAAACACGCTCAAGAACGCTCAAAAGCGGAGGAGAGCAGGGATATCGTTTATCAAGCATATCCAGAGTTAGCGGATTCCAATAACGTCTACCGTAAGGAATTCGATGATTTCTGCAATATAGCTCAAAGCGATCCCGATTTTGCGCATGTGTTTAACTCGCCGAGATGGCCGGAGATTATGGCTAACGACTTCGCTGCAAGAAAAGGATACGCCCCGCAGGCGGCTACTACAGCCCCACCGGAAGCTCCTCAACCGCAAGCGCCTCAGTTAGGCACTCAGGCCAAGGTCTTGACGACAGGACAAACAGCGCAACCCGCAAATCAAGCGCCTACTCGCGAAAGCATCCTGAATAACATGTCGGAACTGTCCAACGATCAAATTTTTGAAATGTTGGGAGCTCCGGATGGAAGGAAGTTTTTACGATAGGCATCAACCAACACCATCTAATTATTACTTATAATGTCAGTTAAAACACACGCAAACGGACCTCAACAATCGTCGAGCGGAAACGTCGACCTTTTGAATGTCCAAACTAATTACGCGCAAATCTTCAACGATTCAAACAATGAATTGCGCACACAGCTCTGGTCGGAGCTCGTAACCCGTGACGCCCGCGAAAAGAACGTTTTCGCCAAGTTCATCGGTTCCGAGGGTTCCGGCTCACCAGTTGTCGAAAAACGCGACCTCTCCGCAGGCGGTTCCGACAAGGTTACTTTTACCACCGTTGCACCCATCCGTGGGCAAGGCGTTCGTGGGGAAGAAATCCTTAAGAACAACACCGGAAAGCTCAACTTCGGAACGTTTAACGTTGAAGTCGATCTGATCCGTCACGCTGTCGCTTGGACGCAAGTTATCAAGCTCATGCGCTTTACCGGAAAGACCATTGACCAGCTCTCAGCTGAAGTCATGTCCGAATGGGCCGGCCGCACCGAGCAGGATCACATCCAGCAGTGCCTTAGGGATACATGCCTTAAGAACAGCACTTCCAACCTTATCTCCGGATACGGCGCCAATGCCAACCTTGTTTACACGGAAGGTCTCAGCACCGACATTATCCAGGAAGCCAAGCAAGCCTTGATTGCTCAAGGTGGCGAGCCTATGAACGTAGGTGGCGACGACAAGACCGAGATTCCCGGTTACTTGTTCTTCGCTCCCGACGCCGTTCTTCGTCCGCTTCGTTCGGATCCCGACTACCTTGAGGCCATTCTTCAGGCCGACGAGCGTAGTAGCTCCAACAAGTTGTACAGCGGTAACTACGCAATGTGGGACGGCAATATCATTGCCAACCATAACGTTATCCTTGATACGGCTGACGGACGCCAAGGTTCTCCTCTTGCTCCTACCGCTCTTGTCGGTACTCAGCAGGCTGTTAGTGGTACTAACGGAACGATCTCTCTTGGTGACGATTCATTCGCCAACTTCGTAGGATTCGACGCAAAGATTCCCGGAGGCGGAGGAAAAGAGTATGATGTTGTCGATGTCTCAGGTAAAGCCTACATCCTTGCAGTCGCTCCAAACGGGGCTTACGGGCTTGCTAGCTACACCGGTAACACCGGCGCTACGCTTACGGGAGTAGCCAAGGTTACTTCCGGAGGCCAAGTTAACACTTCTGCCGCTATCGACCTTGGAACTGCCGCCACTGCGCTTCCAGCAGGTACGGTCTTTTATCAGGCCAATGTCCTCGGAACTCCAATCGGATACGCTCTGTGCATGGGTAAATCTGCTCTCTACTACGCTAAAGGAAGCGTGTTTAATGAACAGATTTTTCATTTCGACGATTTTTCCAACTCGGGAAATGAAGCTCACTTGAGCGCCGTCGGTATCCAGTCGGTCTACGGAATGGCTACTTACCAAGACACCAAGAAGAGAATTCCCGGTGTTCAGTTGGTAGAGTGCGTTCGTCAGATCCCTGGGTTCTCCTATTAACCGTTTGTTTTAGGTTTCACGACCTAACCATCCACCACACCAGCCCCTCCCTGATCCACCGGGGAGGGGCTTTTTTTTAAAAAGCATGAAAATCATAATAATTGGAAAAAGAGATCAAATGGGTACAACGCCGGTCATCCGGGTCAAGGGCATGAGCCGCCTGCAATACGTCTTCGAATGGGATAAGGAAAGCAGGCACTACGCTTACGAACCAGCGAGCCAACGGGAAGCGGACGACATATTCAGGACGCAGGGCCGGTTGTACAAGCGTATGTTCTTCTCCGTTCTTATGGATGAGCCAAAGGAAGAGCCGAAAAAAGAGCCGAAAAAGGTATCAAAAAAGAGTCAGGTTAAAGCCGAGCCCGTTTTGCAAGCGGTGGAAGAAGAAATCACTACCGACTAACATAGTGGTATGGCTAATGTTACTTTTGATGAGATATGCGACCAGGTAGCTAGTATGCTTGGTGCGGATGCTCTTGACGATCTACCCGATATAGACGCCAAGAGAGTCCAGATTTTTGTAAACCAAGCTTATCGGGAGTGCTACGCTCCTATAGATGGTAAGCGGCCCAGGTGGGCTACCAAGAAATTCACCTTGGTATTCCCCGAGGGTACGCAGTCCATGGATATGGACACAACTATCATAGACGTTGAGAGGTACCCCGAACTCGTAGGTCACGGGCCGTTGTCATCGTTTCAGACGAGAGAGGACGAGCTAATAGCCAGATCCCACTACTCTGGAGACTTCAGGACGGTGGGTAGCTACAGGGGTAGTTTCCCAAGCATCAATATGGATGAGCCGGAAAGGGACAGACCTCTTTGGTATTTCGTAGATCAGACGGATGAGGGCACTGACGTGGACGTAGTGCCCCGTATGGTTCTATACCCCATCCCCGACAAAGAATACACCGTCAACTTCACGGCCAACGTGATGCCCGCAGAGCTCGAGCTTGGTGAGTATCCGAGACTACCCGCTGACGTTTGCTGGGATATTTTGCTTCCGTTCGCCCAGCATAAGCTCTTGGTAGACCCTCGCTATAACGGGGACAACAAAGTTAACATCGAGAAAGCGGTAGTGGAGGCGAGGATGAAGCTGAGCAGGCTTCTAACTCCTCAGAAACAAAAGAATTTACGATTGGTAAAACGAGGAGGTTGGTAAGATGTCCCTAAAAGCCATGACCGCGGGTCTTCGGACTCTCTTAAGTGGGGGGAAACTAAAAGACCTCACCATGCGTCCCGTTGGTCGAGCTTCCGTAGAGCTCGATTCAAAGGTTGGGTACAGTAAGATTACCCGCAAATTCATACTGGAAGGCGTACGGGTCAATAAATACTGTATGGAGTGGGCGGATTACGACCCCACTAAAAAATACGTATCCGGTGAGATCGTACTTCATAACGAGAATTATTGGGAATGCACCAGACTGGATACGCAAGGTCTTGAGCCCAAGCCGGAGCATGACCAAAACTGGCGCCCCGGCGCCCCCGTACTCATTCCCATCGGTACGGAGGACGAGGAGTACAAGAGTCATTTCCTAGTTGATCAGAAGGTAATGCCGGGTGCTACGGTTGATCAGGCGTACATACAGAGAACGTTTGTGGAGTTCCGAAAGAACACATGGTCCAGCGAGACGGTAAGCGAGGGAGGCGACCTGAAGAGGATGAATCGCAAGTACGTCATTCTCAGGTCGAGGAACGATGACATCGGATATTCCGACAGCACTTTCATAGAGGAGCACCCACAATTCAACCAAAAGCTGAACACCGGAGCCAAGAGCCCTTCCATGGAGCCTTGGCCTTGGGTACCTAATACAATTAAGAATAGCGAGCCCGTAGCTATACTCAATTACACGCCTACGGATTACTACGGAAATTCAGGGCAGTACAGTACGCTCGGACTCGAGCAGCCTATGCTTGAGGGCGACACTCTTTATAACAAACTGACCGATGGGGACACCTACGCACCCAAATGGGTAAGGGGGCCGATTACGGTCGACATGTCCAACCCTGGATTTGACGTATGGAGCGTCACGTGGGTGGCACCAGTCACCCCTCATTGGCTGGCGTATGGAAAATCCACCTCTTCGTACACCAAGCCGAAACTCCCCCAGGTTCTCACGTTCTCGCACCGCGGTGTAAAACTTGAGCCCTTGGCCAATACCGGTACTTCGGGTAACGGCTCCGTATGGACTTACGTTTGGTATTACGTTGGTGACATGCCTTCTCAGGACATGATCGGGCTTTCGAAGTACCCCGAAGCCCCAATGGTTAATTTCGATTTCGCATTTACCCCTGAAGCCAAACAACAAATTATCCCATTCAAAAGGAAATACGAAAACACTATTTGGAGCCGTGCGCTGACGACTTCTAATGACGATATTGCCTTCCCGGCTACAAACGTTTGGACGTATACGACAAAAGACAACAAGGACGTTATCGTTGACCCCCCACCCGCGGGGGAGGGTACTTGGGGCAAAAACTTCTGGGGTAATTCGACGACGTTTACTCAAAACCATGTCGCTACCGCAATACCTGTTAAAGTGGGGCACGGTGGTAATCCCAATGCGCAAGTACATGGGATAGATTTGAATAATCTCCCGGAAGAAGGATTCGCAACAAGTCTGACAAATGAAATATTTTTCGACTTCAATAAAGGTGATGTATTGCTAGGTCAGTTAGAGAACTACCCGGGAGATTCGGTGGGCATCAAATACACTGATGAAAATGGCAATACGCAAATGAAATCGGCCAGCGAGGGGACTTCCAAGAGAGCCTTGGTCCCGGGCTACCAAGGAATACCACTACAGAAAACGGTT